GTTTGTTAACCGGCCCCGCATGGGAGAAAACCCATGCTCCACCTTTTCACATCTGTAAGAGGAGTGTACTCAGATGAAGCGGACAGCAACTGTTGATCAGCGTCGTTCTAACGCCGCGTATCAGCAGTCAAATCCGCTGCTCCCTGTAAATCGGAGCAAGCAAGGGCAACGTGCCTTTGATGCTGCGACTGAGTACTTTAAAAAGTACAAGAGCCCACTTACTGACACCCTCCAAACACTCTTTGGAACTGAGTTTTTCGCTCGAGCTGCTTTATGGCTCGATCCGTTAGCTCCTTTCCGTAATAGTGCTGGAATTATCGGGTATGAGACCAGGTATCGTGAACATAAGGACGCTATCAAGCATGTTGGCCACGTAGTTTCTACGGAGCTATCACGCGAGAGTGCGAACCATGTTGACGATTACGATGGTCCGGTCGCGGAATATACAGTTTCCGAGTCTGAGAATCCACAATTTGAGTTCATCAATGATGACCCCACTTCGTGGACTTCATATATGTGGGACTCTACTCGAAAGAGTAGAGGTTGGGAAACAAGTTTGGCTTCGGGAGAGATTTATGATAGAGCTATTCCCTCTTTTGGGACTATGCACTTTTCACGCGTCAAATCCGAAGACTACCTTACACCCAATATCGTCTTTAACTCATACGATGAACGTAGGTTTTTCCTCGCAGATGGGGTCGTTAGACCTCTCTACGATCGTCAAACTTTTGTTAATCGTCTGGTTATCGACGGTTCTTGTACTAGTGTCTCTGGTTCTCTATTTGTTGATAACATCGAAAACCAACTTCTGGACTTCATGAACGAAAATGTATCGTCCGTGTTGCCTCAGGCTTTGGCTTCTCGACGTTCCTTTAACCTGGCTTATCAGATTAGCGAGTTGAAAGACTTGCCTCGTCTGTTAAGTGATATAAGGAATTTTCAACAATTAGCGAAATCCTATGTCAAAAACCCACTCCGCAATCTCAGTCAACTTGATAAGGACTTAGCGTCCCTCAATTTGTCCTGGGAGTTCGGTGTGAAATCTTTGGCAGGAGCCGTTAAGGGCTTGATGAATCTTCCCGAACGCGCTACGAAGAGATTGAATTATCTCATCCAGCGTAACGGGAAAGTTTCAACAGGTCGGTCGAACCGTAAGTGGTTAAACTACGAGTTCGATGGGACACTACCTACTTTTGAGTTCCATCTGCCATCCTGGATTGAAGTTCAAAACCAGCACGTCGAGAGACGCGTTGACATTGAGCTTCGCTGCGTCGTTAACCAAACGATACAGTTTCCCCAATTGGCAGTTCCGTCTATCTCAAACAAAGATTATTTGAGGCAGATTGGTTTAACCCCGACTATAGAAGATGTTTATAACATCATTCCGTTTTCGTGGTTACTTGATTGGTTCGGTGGCCTCGGTGATTATATCGGCATTATGTCCGCTATACACTCCGATCGCCAACTTATCAATTATGGGTTCTGTACCATCGTGATGAACGAGGTACTCACCCACACCGCGGAACTCAAAGTCACAAGCGAGAAGTATGACTGGTATTCGGGTTCCGATTCTCACGGTAACCCGGATTCCGGTGATATAGAGCATTCGTTTTCTTCTAAGGTTATCCCTTATAAGAAGACTTATACTCGTAAATATCAACAACGTGTTGATATTGGCTCGCTTGAAGGTGTGAAATCCTTTGGTTGGTTCCAGACAAATTTGTCTGACTTCCAAAGTAAAATCCTAGGCTCTCTGTTCTCACAGAGGGCTTAGTTCCCTGAACGCTGTGAAGCGTCCAAACCCCTAGAAGGAGTCTTCCATGTTTCCTGATCCTATCGCAGTTGACGCCGATGCGCCAAACCCCGCTTTGAATCTTTCTGTGATCCGAAGCGATGGCTATGGTGCGGAACGTCGAGATAGTGCAGGCCTTTACGGCCTCATTATCAATCATAGTACGAGCAAGAACGGTGATCGTCATTACTTGAAAATCAGTAAGACGGTCAACGCTACGAACCCGTACAACGATTTGGTATCTCCGCAAAGTGCGTCGATATCCATCTCCGTTTCCAAACCTGCTTTTGGTTTCACAGATGCCGAAGTCGGCAATCTGTGGACCGCTTTGCAGGATGTATTGGCGGCAGACGGAGTTGACTTCGCTGGCCTGCTGGCGTTCCAGTCTTGAACAGAGCTGGAATTATAGCAGTCCTTGTAGTTCTCCTGACCCTTCTGGTTCAGGGGGCAACAGTTGCGACTGTCAACCTCGTTTTGCGACCAGTTACGCAAGAGTAATCTCCTTGCGCACCTGGGGATGAGTGCATGGGCTGGAATGTCAACCTCATGGAGGTAACATGAAAAGTCCAGTGACTCTCCTCTCATACCTTCTTGACGATGTCAAGAGGTACGAGCTCGATGTGAAAGGCCTCGATCGTGATGTTCAAACGATCGAGTCACGCTTCAAACACGAGGGTTATGGCTTCTTATCCATAACTCTTGCTTCCTTATGCGATGCCGTTGACAACGGTCTCGCGTCCGGATGCTTTACCTGTCCTTCGGCCTTTGCGAAAAGGCGCGGGGAGGCTCTCCCGAGATTTCTCTCGGGTTTGCTCTGTAAAGTGTTTGATTCTAAAACTGGCCATCTTCTTGATGAGCCCTCGATTAGTGCTGTTAAAGCACTCCGCGAGGTTCTTCGTCTCTTCAAGAAGGTTAAGTTATCGCCTAAGCGTTCTGAGAAATTGGAACGAGAAGCGATAGCAAAATTCTTAGAAACCGACGAGTTAATTAGGAATCATAGTTATGATCCTAAACGCGAAGATTTTCTAAGAGCTGCTTGTAAAGTAGTACTACCGGATCTTGATGGATTCGATAGTAGAACATTACTTTACAAACACGGGCCAGGTGGAGTCGCCGAGAAGTTTAAGGCTAACTATAAATGGGTTAGCCTTCTTGAGACCCTAAAAAATAATGGGTCTCTCGCCTACCTGTTAGGCTTTGATGTTGGTACCTTTACTGGTACCTCTATCATTGACTATGATAACCAGTTCAAAGGCTTGCCTTTGTTCGAGTCATCAACGTTTCACAGGTATACTTCCAAGCGATTCGCTTCTGAAGGCATTGCTAAACTTATAACTGTTCCGAAGGACTCATCATCCCTTAGAACAATTACTGCTGAACCTGTTATCAAACAGTTCTATCAGCAGGGACTGAACACTTACCTAAGAGACAAAATCCTTAGGTGTAATGTCCTGTCTAATAGTTTAGCATTAACCGACCAAACCAAGAACCAAGTTCTTGCTTTGGAAGGATCCCTTAACGACAAATATTCGACTCTTGACTTGTCTAGTGCTAGTGACTTGCTATCCGTTAGTCTGGTTAGCATTATCTTTAGCTCTAGGCCTGTGTTCTTTGAACACATGCTCAGGAGTCGTTCGCCCTTCGTCGATACTGGAAACGGTATCGTTGAAGTTGCGAAGTTTGCCGGAATGGGTAACGCTCTCACGTTTCCGGTCCAATCCGTCACTTTTGCAATACTTGCAATGTGTGCCGTGTTGGAGCAGGATGATTTAGAAGCATCCTACGTAAACATGAGGCGAGCCTCCAGGAAAGTTAGAGTTTATGGCGATGATATCATCGTTAACTCTAACTATTCTCATCGAGTCTGTGATTGGCTTACTTCTTTTGGTCTTAAAGTCAACCAGAAGAAGTCGTTCCTTAGAGGAAACTTTAAGGAATCCTGTGGTGTCGATGCGTATAAGGGCGTAAATGTTACTCCCGTATATCTTCGACATGAGCCAATCTTATCCGCTAGAGACCCAGAGAAGATAGCTTCTTTAGTGTCAACCTCAAACCAGTTATGGTTAGTTGGTTTACATAAAGCTGCAGAATACTTAAGGC